ATTTATTACCATTTCTACTGGTTCTTTTGGTTATATCAAAGACATCGCCGACAAACTTAATCCTTGTTCTTTCTCTCGCATTTTTAACTTCTTCAGAAGTTTTAAAAGAAGGAGCGTCACCGCTAGAGAAAATTTCTCTGATGTTATAAGAATAACTGTAACCAAGAAGCTTGGTTTCGAAAAACCAATTTGCATATTTTATGTGACTAGAGTTCTGATTGTATATAGCCTTATAAGGATCATACCTTTTCTTAAAGGTATTAAACCTCTTGTCTGGAAAAAGAATTCTCCCATCGTCGGCAGGACAACTCTCCTTCCTGCAATGATGTATGGTGTTGAGTATGTCGTAATTAAAACGAGGACCCATCTCTATAACATTCCTTTTCTCCCTGTCTGTCAAAACGTTAAATGTTTGAGCCTCAAGGACGAGTCTACACCTATCTGTTGTAACAAAAGAATCAAGAAGGCCAGCTTGGATGAACGCCGACATTGTTCCTATATTAACGCCACAGTCCTTTGCGGCTATAAAGATGTCGTACTTGTTTTCGAATTTGTTTTCTCTAAACTCTATAAGGGACTCTATGGCTTTTCCAGAAACGCCTTTAATTGAATTTAACCCATATCGTATATTTTTGTCTTCAATTTTAAAATCAAAATCAGAAAGATTTAAATCTGGAGGCAATAGTTTGATGCCGAAAAACGAAAGCTCCTGAGAAATCTTAGCTATCTCTTCGTGAGAGTTTGGCTCGAATCTGGACATTTTTAATAGACTCAAGAAAAACTCTTTTGGATGATTAAACTTGAGGTATACTGTAATAGCCGCTAAGTATGCATAAGATATACTGTGAGACTTGTTGAAGGAGTAATTTGCAGAATCCTCCGCTACCTTCCATAAAACCTCACCAATAACTGGGTCTAGTTTTCTCTCTTTAATCTTAGCTTCAATTTTGGCTTTCCAAGCTGGCATATCTTCGACTTTTTTCTTACCAACTATTCTTCTGAGTTGTTCTGATTCATCCAAACTAAAACCAACCTTAACAGCCATTTTCATCAACTGCTCTTGATATAGCGGGATTCCTCCTGTATAACTAAGAATATCATCAAAGAACTCATGTACGCAATTAAAATTGCCAGTCCTAACATAATCGGCATACATGTCTTTGAAGTCCAAAGCTCCAGGTCTAGCTATAGCTACGACAGCGGAGAGTTGCTCTAGGTTTCTTGGGGCTACTTGTTTGCAAACCTTGAAGTTTGTTTCAGCCTCAATCTGGAACAAACCCTTGGGTTGCTGAAGACAGGCTAACGCAGCATAGATGCTTTCGTCGCTAGGGTCAATGTCAGAGGCTTTAATACCTATTTGGGTACATGTATCATGAACGACGGTAAGCGTCCTCAGTCCGAGTATATCGAACTTAACGCTAAGACTGGCCACATCATCCATATCGTAACCAGAAACCAAAGCCCCATCATTTGTTTTTTGAAGAGGCATTACATCACCTTGGTTGTAATAGCTTATTGATATCCCAGAAGGATGAACCCCTGTATTCTTAATAAGCCCTTCTAACTTTCTTGCTATTTTAAAAGATTTTTCATGCTGATCTGCAAAACCCCTGAAGGCTTCACTCTCTTCATATGCGACATCCAGTTTTGCGACCTTTCCAAAGTGCTTTGGTATGGTATCACTAATTTGATTTACATCCATTTCAGACAACTCCCCGACAATTTTACCACACTCTTTCATACAGAGTTTGGAGCTTAGTGTATTGAGGGTTAATATTTTTGAAGTTTTCCCTTCATACTTATCCTCAATATACTTAATAACTTCAATCCTCCGATCATAAGAAATATCGTTATCAATGTCAGCAAGTAGAGAACCGTCAAGAAAGACTTCTCCATTATGCTCAATTTTTCTGGCTCTGCTTTTAGAGACGAATCTCTCAAAAAATAATTCATATTTAATAGGGTCAATGTTTGTTACACCAAGAAGAAAAAGAACTAAGCTACCAGCCGCACTTCCCCTGCCAGCACCCGTTGGGATGCTACTTCTTTTGCAGTAATCCATAATATCCCAGTTAAGTAGTATATAATCTACAAACCCAAGGTCATCTAAAATGTCGATTTCCATCTGGACTCGATCATAATAATCTTTTCTATTGTCGGCTTCGATAAGGAGCTTATCTCTGAGGCCCTTTCTGCAAAGCTGCTTCAAGATTTCTAAGCTGGAGCTTCCATGCTTTAAACCAAGCGATTCTAGTGTGTCGTCTGGTACGCTAATCTCTGGTAGTTTGACCCCTACTGGGAATGGATTTTTATATCTCATAATTCAATATCGTAAAGTTGTTTGTGAAAAATCTCAAGGTTCATTTCTATGTCGTAAAGTGCATCATGCAATCTCTTTTGATCAAAGTCAATACCGTATTTTTTAAGCAATGTTAATTGCGATGTTTTGAGCCCTCTTTCTCTATAATTAAGCCACCTGTATTGCCAGTAAATAAAATTAGCTTTGTCTACCGAGGATTCCTTGGCGATGGCCGTGGCAATTGCTTTGGTGTCTATTATCCTTTCGATATAAGATTGATCAAGTGGTTCTCCTATTAATTTGCGCCACACATCTATCATGTATACATCAAAACCCAATAAATTTTGACCAACTATTAAATAGGAGTCATCAAAAAGGTATTTTGAAAACTCATCCCATACAGACTTTGGGTCTTCGGCATTGTCTTCGTAATGTTTTTTGTCGAAGCCTGTTATTCTAGCAGCATCCTTAGAGACTTTTAGATCGTCCCACTTAATGAGCTTATCATATTTCTTGATTATCTTGTTACCTTCAGCCACAATCCAGGCAGCTTGCCATGGTTTTGACTTTACCAAATTCAAACCTTCGGTTTCAGTATCGAAGATTATATATTTTTGCTTTCTGTTGAATCTTAATAGTTCGTTCATTTTGATAATTCTTTATATGATTCCCAGCAAAACTCATCACTAGAGAAGTGACTTAGATTAGGATTAGATAGCGTGGCTTGTCTTCCAAATGTTCTATTACAGAGGACCTTGTAAGTTTGAAGCGCCTCTACGTCCTCTTTGTTCTTATAATATATAGACTTAACATGACTAATCTTATAACAGTCTTCTGCATACTCTAAAACTTTTTGACAAATAAGGTGGTCATAAGGTAAGTTGTTATTCTCAACCCAAAATATAGGATTTAACCCCTCCAAGTCTGGAATGCAATTCTTTAGATAAAGGTTATTCTGATGTACGAAGCTATCATAGAAAGGGACGACAAAACATAAGGAGTCGTTGTCCCAAAATGATTTCAAATCTTTATAAGTAAGCTTCCCACCGTTCTCGACAAACGCCAAAGAATATATTTTATTTAGTAGTTTACAGCCTAAATCATTCATTGCGAAGATTACAGCCTTATGGTCAGAATCATCTTCTAGGTCTTCATTACAAAGAGTGATCCTGAGGCCGTAAGTCAAGTCTTTTCCTCTTTGTTTGCATAAGTGAAAAGCTTTCATAAAGCTAGTTAAGTTATCCTCAACAATAGTGACATTATTCATGTCTCCTTCATCACAGATATCTATTATCTCATCTAAAGTCAGTATACTCTTGCCTGTAGAGTATGTCGACTTAAATATAGGCTTGATCATGTTATGATGATAACATCATAATATAAAAAAGTCAAGAAGAATGTGCTGGGCACCCTGCATAATATTTCATTTCATACGAGCCTCCTTCTGGAACTAGATCCTCAGAAAATTCATCGTCAAAACAAGACTTATAAAAGTTGCCTTCCGCATCCTTGATATCGTAATAAAAGAAATCAAACTTCATTCCACAATGCCACATTGGTGAGCCATCTTTCTTAAGTTGGCCTTTTTCCTTGGCAAAACCACAAAGAAGTTTACAGCTAAATGATCCATCACTAGGGAAGCCTTTATATGCAGCCATGTTTTTAGTGGCAGACTCCTCATTGAAATTGTCTAGGTATTTTTGTATCTCTGTTAAGTGGTGTTCAAAACCGTGAAGATCATGCTCATCAAGAGGCTCCATCCTAACGATACCGCTTTTTTTGACATCTGGAATCAAATCAAACTTCAAGAACAAAAATTCACTTTGTTTTGTTTCATACTCTGGGAATAAATGCTTTACAGCGAGACTATACATAAGATCCTGCATATTGTCCTCTGCATCTTTACCTTTAAATGTTTCCTTGCTGGTTTTAAAGTCTCTAATCAAGGCAAACTTCTTATCTTTATATAAGAATAGCTTGTCTATGAAACCTCTTATTTTATATTTAACAGTCCCATCATCAACTACAATATGGAAGTCTTTCTCAGAATGTTCTTCAGTTGGTTCTTGGTCGGTGTTTCCAAAGAAATCATACATCAAACCATTCAGGGTCATCTCCTTCATCATTTGAACATTGTCCTCATCATCTACGCCCTCTCTGGTGGCGTGTTTCATGATCAATCTTTTAATGGAGGGTACGCTAAATACGTCAAGCGTTCTTACGATCTCGTCGAAATAATGCCTTCTTCTTTTTTCACCCAGCACCTCAAAGATTAGGTGGCATATAGAACCCCTCCTGGCTCCATCATTACTCCTGTCTGGAAGTTTTAATTTATACTTAGTCCAATACAACCAGGAACAACTTTCTGCTGTCTTGATTCTACTAGCTGATAATGTTGTTATTGGTTCACTCATTTATTTTTTTTGCTTTTTTAATATGACTTTTAGAAAACTTCTGGTAGTTCTCGGCAACAAAAGTGGATATAAAAGACCTTTGCTTTTTCATATCAACTTTATCATTGGACCACTTTTTTAAATCTTCACCCGACTCATGTGCATCTCCGAGATCATTAAACCCTTTCGGTGGGTTTTTAATTTGAATAGAATCAAGATCAAAATAAGCTGAGAGTTTTAAAAAGTTTTTGATGGAAGCCATCAAACCCCTATTCTCTTTGGAGTTAAAATCATTGTTCCCAGCTATAATTATTCTTTCTAAACTTTTACTGGATAGATAGGTTATTATTGAGGCACTGACAGAAAGACCAAAAATAACTAACACATTCTTTATGCCTTCTTCATAAAGAGACATTGCATCACCAATACTTTCTACAAGATACACTTCTTTAGATTTTGTTATTATAGAGTCAACACTTTCCTCGTTTGGTATGTAAGCTGGGTATATCCAGTTATTTTTTTTACCCAAGTGTTTCCATTTTGCAAAATCATTATCATCAACTCTTCTACCCGAGAAGCCTATGATTTGAGAGTGTTCATTATAAACAGGAAAAACCATTCTGCGATACATCTGACCAGAGCCAGCTAGACCGACTTTAAAAATAGCCTGTGTTGACTCTGATATTTTTTTAGATTTATAAAAATTGTAATTAGGGAACAATTTATCTAAAACAGAATTGTCGTAAGTTTTTTCCATTTGTATTAATGCTTTTTGTTTGTATTCAGTAAACTCTTCAGAGTTTGAGTCTATTGACTTTAGGATGGTTTTTAATTTATCTTTGTCGTCTTTTAGTGTGAGTTGTATAAGAGCTTCGAAAGGTTTTGATTTGTTACCTTGAATAAAGTCTATCCATACTCCTGTGTTTTTATATATCTGCAGTGCTGTTGGGTTGTCTCCATCCCTATACACAGCCCTAGTTCTCCAATGGTTACCGCAATCAACAAGATTGTAACCAATGTTTTCTAGAATTTGTTTCATGTCTGTTATATCATTCAAAACTAGGAACCTGTTGTACTTCCGACCCCTCTACTTCTGCATGACCTTCATCAGACCTAACTATATCACGAAGATCTCCTCTTTCAGAAATGTTGAAGTTAGCAAAGTTGAGGTTTATAAAGTTTTTACGAAGGGTATCTCCGACTTGGATGGGCTCCAAAGCTCCAGCGATATCCTGTCCCAAGTGTCTGCTTTTAATGTTAACCAATTTATGGGTTCCAAAGTGGCTACCTTCAATTTCTATTTCATCGGCAGTTTTACTTCTTAGGATAAACATGTGAGAACAGAATTGAATAATTCTATCAGATAAGGACACAACGCTTTCATCATCAACTACGTTTTGAGCAGTCCTGTTATTGGTAATTCCCATTCTATTTGATTGTACCGATGTTATCATTGGTATAATAGGCTCGCCTTCATGAAGTATTTCTTTCTGAACGCACTTCTTAAACTTGTCGACCATTTCTCCAACAATCTGCCACTCGTTTTTATTAGCAGAAGCTTCACTTGTGGTTTTGATATAGTCAAAAGAAAAAATCATCTTGTTGCCCCTGCCTACTTTGGAAAAGTAAAAGCGCTTCAATGTATTAACCATTGAGTCAACATCTAAACCCCCAACATTATAGTAATAGAATTTTAGGTTTTTAACCTTAGGCCAAACAGCACGGACTTTATCCACAACATCACTACCAGCTTGCCTCCACTTGCCGCTTTCAAGCAGGTGCATTGGTACGCCAGATAAAGAAGCACATTGCCTCATTATGAGTTCCTCTTTACTCATCTCTCCGTTATCAAAATGCAAAACAGGAACGTCGTATTTTAAGCTGACCTTAGTGGCATAATCCATGCAAAACTGAGTTTTACCAACACCAGATCTTGCAACAATAACCGTAATGTTGCCAGGTCTAAGAAGTGAACCATAAATCTTATTAACTGTTTGGTGTGGGCCCATCATGCCAAACTCTACAACAGGGTTGTTACCCCTATCCTCAATAACAAACTCCATTTCATCATATATGTTTTCTGGCAAATTATCACCAGCTTCATATAAATTTATTTTAGAGTTGTAAACCTGGTCGGCTTTTTCTATGATTTCTGTATATGGAATTTCTGGCGAAATCTTTTTCATCGCACTAGCCACATCTTGAGCGGCTTTATAAATACCTCTTCTTACAGAAGTCTTTTTGAGTTCCTTTGCTGTTTTAATTACATTGCCAACAGGAACCTTCCTTAATGCTAAAGACTTGATATAATCAGAAGGGTTTAAGTTATCTTCAAAAGATAAGCCTATGCGAGCTATTCTATCAGCAACGATAATCTCATCAATATCCTCGCCAGACTGATGCGCTTGCTTTATAACCGTGAAAATGGTTTTATGCAGGTTACTCTCTTCTGAATAAAAATCATCATTATTGATAAAGTTTGATATTTCAGAAAAGGAATCTGGATCTTTTATAAGACCAGCTAGCAGCTGTTTTTCTAGTTCTAGATTATAAATCATTTTGTTTGTATGTTGTCGTATCTTTTTAGGTATGAGCTCATTGCTTTCATTAGTCCTGACTCAATAATTTGAGACTCGCAATTATTAAATATAATAGGTCTTCCCTTCTCGTCGCAATGGACTAATATTAAACCTTTATACTTGTCAGCCGAACCTGTAAATTCGTACAACTTATCTAAAAAATTTTCTGGTATCACAAATACTGCTTCTTCATTCATAAATATATATCTTGGTCTGTAAAGTATGTTGGGCTTAGTTTATCTTTTGGGTATATCTCTACAAGCTTTATATCATTGATCTCACAGAAATCAAGCTTTTTCTGGTCTCTTTTCAATTGATCTAAATATTTTAATTTGTTTTTGTGAAAGTGCTTGACATATTTTAAATGTTGAGCTCCTTGCACCTCAATTGCAATCTTTTTGTTTGCATTATAGAAGTCAAGAGACAATCTGGAGCCAACAACTCTGAATTCTTCAAAAACAATATCGTTAAGCCAGTAGTCTTTTAAAAAGTTTTTTACGTTGTTCTGAAATTTACTTCTACTAGAGCCATCCCAATCTATTAGATATTTTTTGGGGTTTTTTAAGTTTCTTGTTTTTCCATATGAATCATAAAACTTCATGAAAATTCATTAATCGCTTTTTTGAAATAATCAACCAGGAAATCGGAGAGTTTCTCGTCACTTTCTATTTGCTTGAAAACGTTGTTTTCTCCTTGGACTTTTTCTGGGAACTCTAAGTTGTTTTCTGAAATTATCTCAAGGAATTCTTCTGTCGCTTGTATCCATGAACCTTTCTTAATTAAGAACTCCCAAGCAAAAAGTAAATCTACTATTTCTTTTTCAATCCATATGGATGTACCATCAGACCGACCATACCTGATTGGGTATGTAATTTTAGTGTTGGTCTTTTCGTTCGGAGATTTTTTCACTGTAACAACGGCGAAGTGGCCTATTGCTGGGTTTTTCTTTGCGTCCATCTTTTTGATTGATGGGTTTTTCAAAATACAGTCTTTATTATATCTAGCTTCGAACTCTATAATCCAGTTAGCGAAATGCAATAATGCGTTGCCACCTGTAGCACTGGTTTGTCTGATTGGCGCTTTACTGTAGGGGTCTAATTTAATATCAGCCCTAACCTGCGAAATGAAAATAGCCATGTGACCACGTTTAGCTAATGCTATGGACATTTTTTTCATGAAGGTTCCAGCGACAACCGCTCCACCAGCAATCTTTGCTGAATCCTCAAAAGGCTTGTCCATATCATTCTTTAGAATCAATCCATCAACAGAATCTAACAGGAAACAGTATTTTGTTTCATCCTCGTTATTGGTTACAAGTTGTCTCATTAGGTCTACAACAGTCTCGTAAATGTTTGACTCAAAGACAAAACACGTACCCTCTACCCAATCTTCAGCTTTGGAAACAAACTTAACCCCAGACCTCTTCTTCATCTCTGGAGAGAGTCTACCTTCAGCTTTGAAGTAAACCGCTTTTGATTTAGGCAGGGTAATTAAGAAGTTTTTCATAACCTCCAAAGCTTCGGATGTCTTACCTCCTTCGTTCATACCACAAAACCTATGAAGACCTGGTCCAAAGCCGCCTCCTAAATGGAGGTCAAATTGAAGTGACCCGCTTGAGATTTTATAATCAATCTCTTCTTCGAAGTTGTAATGGTCTTCCTTATTTGCTTTTAGGAAATTACCCAATAGGTTAGCTGAATTTAGTTTATCACTCATTTAAAAAATCTTTTGTTGTTTTGTTTCTTTTTGTTATTTGTTTGTCTTTCCCTACCTTTTCACCGATATTATAATCCGTATATTTATTTTTGTCAACCTTATAATTGAAAGCCCTCCATTTCATATCCATGACATTCCTGAGTTTTGGACTCGAAATATAAGCAAACGAATCAAACTTTTTGCCAAACTCCACTATGTTAATGAACTCAAGAGAGTATCTCTCGCAGAGGATATTTAGCATTTTCATTTCCCTCGCATAGAAGGGCCTCTTATTTTTATCTGGTACCAAAATAAGCCTGTTAAGTATAGACATTTTGCTTATCTTGCTTTCTGCTTTTTTCTTTTTGGAAAATACGTGTCCACACGCACAGCTTCCGAGCCTCACTCCTATGAGACTTTTGCATGATGGACACTCTTTTTTACCCCTAGGCATGGGATAACGATATCACAAACTGATATCGTTGTCAACCATCTTTTTTACAAGCCCTTGAAAATTTGTTTTTCTGATCCAGCCAAGCTCTTTTTCTGCTCTGGAAGGGTCTCCTAATAAAAGCTCTACCTCGGCGGGTCTGTAATATTTAGGGTTAATCTCAACAAGTAATTGATTACCGTGAATATATTTTTCGTCTAGACCTTCACCAACCCATTTGCATTTTTCAGCACCGTAGCCAGCATAAGCAAAAGCAGTTTCCACAAACTCTCTGATTGTATGGGTCTCTCCAGAGGCTAGAACATATTCCTTTGGCTCTTTTTGATTAAGCATCTTCCAAATACCATCTACAAAATCCTC